CTCTTCTATTTCCGCAAGAGACATATCAATAGCATCTTTAACATCAATAAAGACTTGTTCTGTTGCTAATGTCACTAATGGTTTATCCGAACGCCATGAATGGGGAACAGACATCATAATAAAATGTTCATAAATTAACCCATTTAGATACAATTTTAAAGTATCATAATCCCACATAGAATTAGGAAGGTTAGTAAATTTACCGTATTTATTGATAGCAGAAATTAAAGGCTTTATATCTTTATCAGGTAGAGATTTATATAACCTATAATCAACCTCTGAATGAGACGGTCCAATATGCACTAAACCTGTTCCAGTTGAATCGTTCACCATATCAGATTCAATAAATTTACATTCTTCATATTCATACCCATCCATAAAATCTAATCTAGGTGGGGTATAATATTCATATTCAAATGAAGAAGTATCAAAGTCTTCAAGATAAGTTAATTCAAAATGATCAATTTTCTCTGCACAATTTTTAGATAATACAAAATCACCTTCTTTACCTTTAATAGAATACACTCCATACTCAATATCTTTATTATAAGCAATATACATATTACCTAGTAAAGACCAAGGTGTAGTAGTCCATACAAGAAATTGTAAATCTAGTGTGATAGATGGTAAAGCATAATACCAACACTTAACCGGAATTTCTTTGTTTACTACTTCTGCATTAGCTAAAGCAGTTTGTTCTTCCACAGACCAATTAACAGGTTTATTGTCAAGAAATACTTTCCCTGACTTAACTATTTTATGAAAATTTTTGATGATTTGCAACTCTGAAGAATGAGAGTCTGTTCGATATGAATTATCAGTATTATGAGAAATACCAAGGCTTTTGATTTGATTATATTGATTGTCTACTTGACTATCCGCATAATCTCTACAGGCTTTTCTAAATTCTTTTATAGAAAGAGATTTTCTTTTATTCTTAAGTTTTTTTTCTACAGCATTTTCAATAGGAAGACCATGACAATCCCAACCCAAATCTAAAGGTGAATCGCTAATAAAATCCTTCAAAACTCTATTTACAACATGCCCCATATGCAAGTCTCCGTTAGCATAAGGAGGACCATCTAAAACATTATCTTTACCAGACCATTTTCTATTTACAGAAAATAGTTTAGATGTTAGTTTATTTTTTCTATTCTTCCAATCCTGTCTAACAGGAAAAGATGAATTTGGTAACAATACAGGTTTCATTTTATATTCCTTTCATATATTATACGGTAATACACAAAGAATTATTCTATGTCAACCTATATTTTCATATTTCTCTTTTATTATATTTAATTGGTCTTCAGTAAGTCTTTTAATAATCATAGAGGCTTTCTGATAATTAACATTATATATTTTTGAGATGAATTTAGTGTTTTCATCTATTTCTTTCTTCTTAGGCCATTTAGAGAATCTCTTTTTAGATCTAATGGAATTTAATAGATACTCATAATGTAGTTTCTTATCAAACCCCTGACACATATTCATCTGGTTTGCATAAAATAAGGTATCTATAAATAAAGATAGTCCTTTATCAACTACATAAGGAATATATTTTACCTCATTGTCAGAGGTTAATATATTTTTCTTACTAGAATTAATATCATTAAGAAAATCGAATATAGTTGTCATTTTCTATGTCTCATTCTTTCCATTATAGTAGAAGATTGATCCCAAAAATCACCACAATCTCTACATACTATCATAGTAACTATACCACTACTGGTTGATACTCTTAATTCTGTTTCTTGTTCTTTATCATCATATTTCTTTTTACAGAACTTGCATCTTTTTTTATTGAAAAGTTTTATTGAAAAAGACATTCTAAACTACCTTTATCATAATTTCCATATGTTACAATAATATTATCCGACATTGTAACATCAGTTCTAGCCATTCTTAACTTATTATACCTAGTGGATATAGTCCCTTTGTATTTTATATCATCAGAATAATAATTATTCAAAACAGAGTATGTATTATACTTTTTATTCAAATAAAACAAGTAGTCATCTAATTCCATAAGATTATCATTATTCCATGAATCTACATACATAGTATCAGAATTAACATAAGGTGGATCGCAATACACTACATCATAATTAGATATTTTAATTTCTATAGATTTTAAAAAGTCTATAGAATTCATATTATAGAAAAATTCAAACTTGTCAGCACATTCAAGTAATAATTTAACTCTTTTATCTATAGAGTATAATCTACCATTAAGAAGAAATAATTTAAACCCTACATTAAAACCATTTGGACCATATCTAACTAATCCTGCATGACAAGAGTTTATTAAATAATAAAACAATGCTGATTTTTCAGGAGAATAATCGGACGCTTTCCAGTATTCTTTATTAAATTTATCTCTTAAATTGTAATAATAATCTTCATATCTATTTTCTTCCTGCATATATTCAGTAATAAGAGAAAGAAAAGTTTGATTTCTCTCTTTACTATACTTCCATATATAATATATATCAGAATTAAGGTCATTACCTATACATGAACCATTTTTACCAAACTCATAAGATACTATACCAGTACCTATAAATGGTTCAATAATCTTACTATTTTTAGGTATGAATGATTTAAGATTCTTTAATTCAGTATATTTACTACCTTGATAAGTAAATGGTGTTTTTATTACAACCAAGTTACTTCCACCATAACTTCTACAAATATAGCAGCAAGATTAACAGATGGATTTGCAACCATAGAATGTTGAACTTGGCATTTGTTTAATAGTAAAATAAATGGAGGAATAGAATCTTTAGTCATATATTTTGATGCAGTAGAATAGAATATAGTAATTAATTCATTCACACTAATATCAGAATTTTCTTCTACCCATTTTCTCATATTAGTAAATTCTTTATTTTTAAGATAGTTTACTAATTCTTGAATAAGTGATTCTGTAGTATTTGCTAGAATACCAGTATCTATTACACCATTAACAGAGTATTCTTGTAATTTATCAATTACCTTACGCCAATCAGGATAATACTTCTTAATTAATTCTGCGAGGACAGGTTTATCATATGTAACACCTTCTGTATCTAATATCATAGATAATCTTTTCAGAAACTTAGGTGCTACTTCTTGAACTTCTTTCTTAGAGAGTGTAAAATCAATAACTGTACATCTTGAATGAATAGGTTCAATAATTTTCTTAGGATAGTTGCATGTTAAAATAAATGTGCAATTCTTAGCAAACTCCTCCATAAAGCCTCTAGCAGCTTTCATAGTGTCCATAGAAAGATTATCGGCTTCATCTATAATAACACATTTTCTATTACCAGAAAAGGATACAGATGATGCGAAGTTTAAAACTTCATTTCTAAGAGTATCAATACCACCATTCATAGATCCATTAATAAAATATGTATCAATATTCATATCATCACATATTGCTTTAGCAAGTGTAGTTTTACCAATCCCTGCTGGTCCAGTAAACATTAAATGTGGTAGATTTTCACCTTTTACTAAATCAGTGAAATATCCTCTAATTCTATCTGGTAGAATACAATCAGATAAAGAGGTAGGACGATATTTCTCATACCAAATAAAATCTTCAATCATTATTTTTCCTTTATTAGAGTGAGGTAGACGGAAAGGAAGGAAACACCTACCTCACTCTATCTCTTAAAATTTACTTAGATTAGGGTTACATCCAATAAAATACTCAATGGTATCATCTGAAAGCCTTATATAACCCTTGGATGATACTTCTATCATATAATCCCTATCAAGTAGTTTAATACGTTCAGAATCAACCACAGCCCTAAATTCAAGATCCGTTGTACCTACCTTAACAGAATATACATCTGTAGTAGTATTCTTAGTATGTTGTGTCAATATACTAATTACACCATTACTACCTTCTATCACCATTTCACTCATATTAAGAATAGACATAGCTTTACGAAACTCTTGTAATTGTTCTTTCTTAAAATCAAAAGAAGATATTACATCAGGAATAATAATATCCTTATTAGGAGCGCATATAATAAGTTCAGGAGATGCCAGAGTATAATTAACCTTACGTTCACCTTGAGAAATAGTAATAAACTTATCACCAATTTCTAATTCAGGATCGTCAAAAAGTGATAGTGTAGATATAAACTTTGAAAGATCATATATACCAAAATCTCTTTCAAAAGATTCTTCGATAGTCGCTTTAGAATATACTGCTGGTTTAGTTTGATCTACTGTCTTTAAAGTATTACCAGTTCTAAACAAAATGTTCTGGTTAATACTAGCATAATTTTTTAGAATTTGTATTGTATTTTGACTTAGTTTCATTATTCTTCCTTTATTATATTATTATTCAGTTGCTTGGGTATCTTGATTTTCTTGTTCATTATCATCTGGTAAACCATTAATAATATAGTTTACTATTTTTTCATATTTTGCTGGTGAATTTGTACAACCTTGTTTATTATAATCAATTAATATTAAATTATATCTTATATCCTGTATAAATGTAGAATAGGGTTTTGTTTCTAATGTATTATCGGTGGTCATTTCTGGTGAACTTTCTTTTAATGTCTCCACTACTTTAGGAGGGTTATCATCAACGCTATTATAATCTGAAACAGATATAGGAAGTTTTTCAGATTTTTCTATATTTTGTTGATTGATATTATTAATCATATGATTAATAATATCATCGTTACTGTCTTCTTGTATCATAATTTATTCTTTCTCTAATGTTAAGATTTTTTCTTACTTTTATTTTTAATTATTTTAGTATCTAATGTAGGATTAGCGCCTATAGAAGCAAGTGCAGGAAAAGAACCAATATAAGAAAATTGACCCCAATGAACTAATCTCATCCAAGGACATATCCATACCTTCATTCCTAATTTTCTAACTTCATGACAAAAGAAATAATCTTCTGATAAATACCGTTTATTTACTGGATCTATAGGGGTATGGAAATATGCTACAATTTCTCTATCACCACTAAAATGTTCTGTATAAACATGATCTGGTTTATAATGTAATTCAGGATGCACCTCTTTAAATCTATCAAACGTATTACGTCTAATCATCATAAAACCTGTACCAGATTCACTTACTTCTGTAGGCTCATATATATTAAAACTTTCACCTGAACTAACAGGATTAAATACGAAATGGCTTACAAAGTTAATAAGATTATTAGGATCTTCATCTGCCATACCTTTGTTGACAGCATCAGCAACTTTGCCCCATGAAATATGTTTTAAAGGATAAGCACCACATAAAATATCGTAAGGTGAATCATCAGACTGTAATGATAATAAACCTAAAACATCTTGAGGGTTAAATTCAATATCAGCATCAATAAACATCATATGAGTGCAGTCTGATCTTATAAATGTATCAGTAAGATAATTTCTAGCTCGTTGTACCAAACTCTCACCTTGAAGGTATGACACTTCCATAGGAATATTATATTCTTTAAACATTAATTCTAGTTTGGTCATACATTGTGCAAATGTAGCGTTTATCATTCCACCATAAGCAGGAACACATACCATCAATTTACGTTGTCTTAATATATCTAAATTAATTTCTAAATTAATCATTACTACCCTTTATTTTATATTTTTCATCATGTAAATGTAAAGCAAGGATACCATAGTGTATAATCTTGATAATATCTTTACGCCAATCTGAACTAGAACCTTTAAGTTCATATCTATCCGAATATTTCATTATATTAGTAATACATGAACCTAAAGCATATCCTTTAGCTTTAGATCTTTCTAGAGTCTGCTTACCATCTATCATATAATGTTGATTATAGGTGGAGTCAATATAATCTTCTATTTCTTTAAGAATACTAGGTTCATCAAATTTATATTCTATACTTCTATATGGTTTACCATCATTAGGAGCTATTATACTCATATTATTTTTCCTTTTTCATCAAATTTTATTAATACTACACCTGCTTCTCTAAACAAGTCTTCTGCTATCTTAGAAGATTCTACCCATCTATCAGGTAGTGGATTAGGGTATTGACAAATAACTTTAGTAATACCAACTTGAATTATTGCTTTAGCACACTCATTACATACAGGTAAACCATAAACATATATGGTAGTATTTTTAAGAGATACACCATTTATGGAGGAAGCATATATGGCATTTTGTTCACCATGAACCATATATTTATATTTATCTTCTCTATTTTCTAATCTTAACTTAGTGTCTTTAATTCCTCTAGGAAATCCGTTAAACCCTAATGATTTAACTATATTATCTTTATCTACAATAACCACACCAATTTGTTTAGAAGGGTCTTGACTCCAAGTAGATATTTCTTTGGATAGCGATAAGAACCTATTAATCCATTTATTCAATTTTATAAATCTCTTTCTTTATTTTTCTTTTTTAAGAAATTAAAAGTTTGTTCTATATTATTAAAAACTCGTATATTATATACATATACATCTTGT